AAAACATCTAAATTATCTCTTGACCATATAGGTGAACTATAAGATAATTCTTGCAACTTCTCATATGATATAAGAGTATTGGAAGAACCCAGAAAATCTGCCTCATACTCTTGACGAAATGCTTCTTCACCAATATCAGAGATAATCTTTCTACGCCATTCTTGATCTCGGTCTGGAATACTAGTCCAATGAATCTTGAATGTCTTAAACTGGTTATTACCTTCTACAGCATCATTCCAGAATTTATAAAATAAATTATATCCATTGGGTGTAGATACCATTATAATCTTGGTATCTTTACCAGATGAAATCGTAGGATAAACTGATTTGATAAATGCATCAGCAATCGTTCTTTGTACGAAAGCAAACTCATCCAAGAACAATAATGAAAAACTATAACCACGAATAGCAGATGAAGATGTTGAAGATGCAATTATCTTAGAACCATTCTCCAGTTCCAAGTTTCCCTTGTTCCACTCAACAATACCCTGTTGTAAAAACTTTGGTAGATGTTGATAAGCTGTTTGTAATCTTCCAAGCAACTCTCTTGATGTAGATGCTTTGTTGGCCAACATACCAACTATCTTTGTCTTGTTAAATAATATATAATGTAAAATATAACCAAGACTTGTTACAGACTTACCAGATTGTCTAGCACTCTTTACAATAACATATCTATTATTATCTATAATATTAATTAAATCTTCTTGATAATCATAAAGGTCAAAAGGCACCAATCCCTTATCAACATGAATAACTTGAACATAATTTTTAAGAAAATATACAATACTATCACGACACTTTACATATTCTTGAACTTCATGTTTAGTAAATTGTTCAGGAACATTAGTTGGCTTTAATAACTGATTACCTAAGTATGAATCATTTCTATTATCTTTTGCCATTATTTTTTCTTCTCAAGTAATAAGTCTTGCAGTTCTTTTGTACTTCCAATGAACAAAGAATTATTTACAGTATGAGGGTCTTTAACATCTTTCTCAATTTCTTTCTTTGTTTTCTGTAATTGCAAAAGTTCTTTTGTCGTATCAGATAAATTTCTAATCAACATGGCAGTTACTTCATATGCTCGTGCTGACTCTGATTCTTTTGCAACAGCTAACAATTCATCAAGGGCATCATTGCCTTTAGTAATTAAATTATGATATTGATCTCTTGAAAAATCATAATCAGAAGTTAAATCTGTTTCAGTCATTTCAACATCAGGTGTTTTTTTATTTTTTTTGTTTCCAACTGGTATCAAGTCACCTGTCACATCTAATACTTTATTTAATTTCTCAACAGTTGTTTTCTTCATATAGTTATCCTATTTTTAAGGTCGTGCATCATAGTAAGTTTTAGAAAGTTCTCCATATAGCGATGCTTCTGTTTCGTTTACTTTTCTACATTTTATATAAGTTTTTTGAGCTGGTGTAGCTCCGGGTGGATCAAAAGTTCTTATACCACTTGCATCTGAACCATTTGCCCGTGATAAATGCATTGATGCTGGATATGTATTAGCCGTTGTTGCGGCATCATCATATTGCCATCCTGCAAAACCAGTTACAACTGATTTAGTAATAGTTACCCATGCCATGTTTATTACTCCGTTATGGTTGTTGTGTATCCGTAATCATCATCAAGGTCGGCCGTCAACGGATTTGGTTTAACTTCTGTATTACTTAACTTGGTTGTTGATGCAGTTGCATTATATTTATTAACATCAACTGTTCTAATAATACCCATATCAGATGTAGGACCGTAAAGAAATCCCTGCACCACAAAAGATAATGTATGTATCAAAGCCCGTCTTGTCATATAATCACCTTCGTAACTATCTTCAGTTGATAAACCAGTAAATATAATTGGTATATCTCTTTTAATTCCTAATGCACTCATTTCATTCATTGTTACATGATATTCTGGTGTGAAGTATGGTAAAATCTGTTCAAGTATTTGTGTACCATCATCAGAGTTTTTAACCATAACACTTAATGTAAAATCAAAATTATAGGGTACTGGATTATATACAGAAGCAAATACAGATGTATTAACATCTAAATTAGCAGTTGCTGATGCATTTGCACCTCCACCACCAGTAATTTTAATAGTTGGTGTGGATGTATAACCACTCCCCCCTGTTAAACCAGTAAAACCAGTTACAGCTCCATCAAGAATAGTAGCTGTTGCAGTAGCCTGAGTTGTTGCACCACCACCAGAAAATTTAACTACTGGTATAGATGTATAACCACTACCACCAACAACAAGATTTATACCTTCAACTGTTCCAAGAGATTTAATTGCTTTATGTCGTTTCGTTGTCTGCAACTTTCTTGCAGGATCATAAGTAATACTTGTAAACTCAAAAGACATTCGTGGTAATGTAATTCCTACTTTACCTTTACTTATATCAGTTGCCTGTCGTAATCGTACTAAATACTTTTCAGAAGGTCCGTAAGCTATAGGAACTTTAAATTCTTCTTGTACTACTCCAGCAGAAGTAACTCGTCGCACACTAATATCATTAAATACTGTACCAAATAGAATAACAATATTTCGTATATTTTTATTATAAAAATAAGTACCAAACATTAAGTTACCTCACCAAATGGATTTGATTCAGAGAAATCCAAAATTGAATCGCCATCTGTTTCAAATTCTAAATTATCGGCAAACGGAGTTGTTGGTAATGCTTGGTCATCATAAGAAGTTAATGTCCATATAGCACCACTTGTATCACCAGTAATAGATTGTCCTGCAACAAATGTTCCAGAAGTATCATTAGCTCTTAATGTTCTGGATGCGGCAGTCCAACTAACAACAGTACCTTGTGCCGTAGCAGCTGCTAAACTTGATCCTTGATAAATTATTTCATCAGTGCTAAATGTTCCACTACCACCAGCAGTCATAACAAAATCAATTGAAGCAGATTGTTCTCTTTCAATATCATCTATAGCAGTAATACCAGTTTCTAATTGCTCCTCACTATACTGATACAACTCACAAGTAATATCAAAACTATAATTTTTTCCAGCTTGATAAAATGGTTGTTCGTGTTCAACAAACTTAATTTCAAACAATCCCTTACTCATTGGTAAGAAAACTAAATCACCTTCCAATGGTTTTACCATATCTGTTGCAAGTTCAAATCTATCTTTGTGAACTGTGAAGATAACTTCATCACGAACATCCAAACCAAACTTACTAACCAAATCACCTTCACCACCAAAACCTTCGGTTCCTTTAAGATACATTTCTATTTCATAAGCAGTAGAAAACTTAGACAATACATCTTCATCGAGCAACACATCTTCTTTAACTAAAGTTCTTGGAATATAATACACATTCATTCCGTGTACTTTTATTACTTCACTAGTTAAGGAGTTTATTAATTCTTGTTCTGCGTTAGATTGTACATTATTGAAATATAAATTAGTTGCCATTAGCCTATAAACCCATCAGGTGGAAGTTCCCATTTAAGATTCATTTCTTCTTCTATCTTTGTAATTTCATCCACAGCTTCATCATAGATTGTTTTACCATTGAGTGTAACACCACCCGGAAGTTGCACACCTTCAAATTTCTTTAAGTTCTCTCCCCATTGTCTTTTAATTAATGCAGTACAATATTTTTTAAGAAATATATCATTATATATTTCTGGATATTGTGTCGGATCTAAAACACGATACGCTTCAATAATAAGCCAATCACCAACAGTAAATTTCTTTGCCCAATCCGTTTCAACATATAATTTATCTTGTTTACGATTAAAGAGAACTGTAGGTTGAACAGTAAATAAATGATCTACCATTGAAAAGTTTTGTAATGACATCTGCCAATTAATCATTGATGAACCAGAAAATGTATTTAAATCATTTAAACGTAATTGAAATTCTTCATTAAAGAAACCAGTTTGAAATGCATTAAAATTAGCAATTGGTAAAACTCTACGAACACTAATAACAGGACCTCCTACTGGGTCAGTAGGGTCACTCATAGGAATCCATCCATTGTCAATATCAGTTTGTGTTACTGCGTGTTTAAGAAAAACTTTCTCCACACCATCAAAATGATATTCAGCAAAAAATTCAAGTGCGTCATTTACTCTATCATCACATTGTTCGTCATCCACATTAATTTCAATAACAGGATGGCCTAATCGTCTTAGACAATAATCTTTTAAAAGTGTTCTTGATGTAATTGATGAATCTGGATATGCCATAGTTAAACCTTTGAAGTTATCTTGTTGTATTGTTACTCATGAACATAAAGTTGTTTTTATTAATCTCCAGACATACTAGCCATGATATGAACAGCTTGGAACAGATCGCCAAAGTCAACAGCATTCCCAGGTGTAGCGATTGTGAAATAGTCCATTACATTTAAGTTATTACCACCATTAGCTGGGTATCTACCACCACCAGATACACCTCTAGTACCATTTCCACAAGAATTACTTGAGTAAACCTCATTTGTAAGATCACCGAAGTCTGTGGCATTACCGGGTGTAGCTATAGTTACATAATCTATTATATCCGATATATTAGGTCCTGATGCAGCTCCACCTCCCACAAATAATGCTCTAGTAAGACTTTCACATGTTCCCATACCAACATAACCTCTACCTACTGTTAAATCCCCGAAGTCGGTAGCGTTTCCGGGTGTAGCGATTGTTATATAATCTATTATATTTGAATAACTTCCACCACCACCAGCAAAAAGACCTCTAGTTTCGCCATTTGCTCCATATGTATCCCCACTTGTTGTCCTATCTCCGAAGTCGGTAGCGTTTCCTGTAGTCGCTACTGTTACATAATCAATTACATTAGCACTACCATCAGGAGCAAACACCCCTCTAATTCCGTTACTTAAAGCTCCGTGATAAGTTTTAGAAACAGTAAGGTCACCGAAGTCAATAGCATTTCCGGTAGTAGCGATTGTTATATAATCTATTACATTAGACCTACCACCAGCTATTATACCTCGACTACCACCAGTACACCCAGAATTGCCATCCCGTGCAGTGGTCATATTACCAAAGTCGGTAGCGTTTCCTGTAGTAGAAATAGTTATATATTGAATCGTATTTGTTGAGGGATTGCCCCCAGCAAATATTCCTCGACCACCATGAAATACAATTGGTACTATGTCACCTGAACCTGCTCCTACATTAGTCCAAACATTTTTATCAGTTGTTGCGTCTGTACAGATATAAAATTCTCCACTTGTACTATTGGCCCATTGGGTTCCAAGACCGCTAGATGGATTTGTATCTGCTGCTGGGTCACTAGCTGATATAGTTGGACCTGGTACAATACCAGTAAGAGATGCACCTGATATTGCAGGTAAAGCACCAGTTAGATTAGCAGATGATAAGTTTGTTAATGAAGCTCCATTTATAGCAGGTAAAGCACCAGTTAGATTAGCAGATGATAAGTTTGTTAATGCAGAACCATCACCATTGTGACGAGTCCAAACATTAGCTCCAACACTTACCGTGGTACAGACAAACATCTCACCACTAGTTGTGTTTAAAACTACCTGACCTAGTATAGGTGTAGCTGGACTTGATACAGTAGGATCAGATGATTGTTTTGCTATTTCATCTGGGTCGGCTGGCAAATTTGTTATTGCGGCACCATTTATAGCAGGTAAAGCACCAGTTAGATTAGCTGCAGGTAAATTAGTTAATGAGGCACCACTACCACTTAAAGGTCTACTAACAGTTATATTACCAGTTCCATCTACTGTAGTTATTGTATTGACATGTATTGTGCTCATATATATTATTCCTTGTTTTTAAATTATTGTCCAAGTCGAACCAGCTGTCATATAAACATTATACCCCGATGCAACTGATATTGGCCCAGCACTTGTCCCGTTGGTATTTGCAGCAAATGTAATATTTTCACTAATTGTATTTGCGTTAGTTCTAATTACATGATCTGTACCCAAAAATGGCCCACCAGCATCTGGCAAATTAGTCAATAAGGCTCCACTTATAGCAGGTAAAGCACCAGTTAGATTAGCTGCAGGTAAATTAGTTAATGAGGCACCACTACCAGCCAAAGGTCTACTAAGAGTTATATTACCAGTTCCATCTACTGTATTTAATGTATCAACCTTTAATGTGCTCATATTTTATTTCCTTATTTTAATTTACTAGTTAGACTAATTATCAGAGTTTTTAAATTATTGTCCAAGATGCAGAACTCTAACAACATCTCCAAGAGTTATACCAGACACAAAAGTAAGAGTGCGACTTCCAGTTCCACTCAATCCAAAAGCTGCATTGGTTTGTACAACACCATTGATTGAAACAAAAATATCTGACTCATAATCTACATCAGCAGTCAAAGTAAAAACAGTTTGATTTGCTGTTGCAGTAAAAGTATCTTCTTGTGGTCTTTGACCAACCTTAGCTGGTGATTTTCCTATATATGCCATTTATATCTCCTAATAATTAACTGCCCAGCCGTGAAGTTGAGTTTCCATCGTAGTACTGGCTTGACCAGCCCATACAGCCTTCATAGCTACTTGTGTGCCACTGGTTAGCCCAGTAGTCTTACCAAGTTTGACTTGCTTAGTCGTACCACTAAATGTTTGAGCCGTTCCATAACTTGC